AATCCTTATCAACGATGGCGAGAAAATCAAAATTGGTCGTGGTGTTAACTCATTAACAACGTTAACAGGCGAGAAAAACGGTGCGTGGCAGAAGATTAAGATTCTCGAAGTTATGGATATGATTACAGACGATGTACGTGATACATTCGATGAGCATTACGTAGGCAAGTATATCAACATTTACGACAATCAAATCTTATTCATCATCGCAGTTAATGCTTACTTAAAAGGCTTAGCAGCACAACAAATCCTAGATCCAAGTTACACTAACGTTTCATTCATTGATGCGGATGCACAACGCTTAGAATGGGAAGCAGTTGGAACAGATACAACAGATTGGACAGACCAACAAGTTCGTGAAACTTCATTCGGGTCTAAAGTAATTCTAGGTGGACAAGTAAAAATTGCCGATGCTATGGAAGATTTACGCTTCAATATTCTATCAGCGGGCGCTGCATAAGGGGGTAGAACAAATCGAATTAAAGGTTAACCTAGAATATGAGGACGTGTATTTTGCAGAAGATACAGGGAAACATCGTAAATTCATGGGATGGACTGGAGAAGGTTCATTAACGCTTAAAAAGGTATTCTCACGTGGGGCTATCCTGTTAGGAGATGCAGTAAAAAGCGGACGAATTCCAGAGATTGAAATTACAACTCGTTTAGGCGATCCAGATGCATACGGTGTTGAGCGTACATCGGTTAGCGGTGTAACATTCAATGAGTTCTTACTCGCTAAGATTGAACAACGCGCATTACTACAAGAAGAAATGGGATTCGAGTTCTCTGACTTCGATTTATTAGAAACAATCATGACACAAGAAAACATCTCAACTTAACTATAGCAAGGCGTGGGTAACACCACGTCTTTTTTTATATCAAATAAAATTTTTGGAGGACAATTCAATGACAGAACGCAAAAAGGTTACTTTAGATGATTTAATCAAACGCAAAATCGAGTTAAAACAAGAACGCAAATACGAGGGTGAATTATTTGTTCCGTCTTTAGATGGTGACATTCAAATCGAGGTTTTAAAGTCGGATGCAATTGATTTCCTAGAATCAATGAAAGATGCAAAAACAGAAAAAGAATACGAGAAAATCGCACAAACGCTTGTCTATTCGGTTGTAAAAGAACCGAACCTAACAGATAAAAAGTTACAAAAAGAGTTCGAGTGTGAAGAACCGACGGACATTGTAGGGTACATCTTTACAGATGCGGAACAAGCCGACATTATGGAGTTTGCGCTTAAAGCGGTTGGTATGTCACGAGGCGTGGTTAAAGAAGTAAAAAACTAATAGAGGGTGATGATGAATTATTTATGTATCATCATTACCTTCAAAAAGGAATCACACCGGAAACGATTGACAACTTAAGTTACCTACAAAAAGAATTCTTTGCAGCTAGTATGGAAATTGAATTGTCCCAACAAAACGAGCGTGAACAATTACGAGCAAAATTATTAAAAGAACAAAAAGCCTATCCAACAGTGAATTTCTAAAGGAAGGAGGGCGAAACAATGGCAAGTCGTGTTATATCAGCAGTATTAAAATTTAAAGACCAAAATTTCAGTACGGGTTTAAGAAACGCTAATAGACAAGCCGGTGAGTTTGGTCGTTACATGCAAGACGCGCAAAACAAAGCGGAAAACTTCGGACAAAAAGCCGGTGATGTATTTAAAGGCGTTGGTGTTGCGGCGGGCGCATTAGTAAGTGGCGCTATTGCCGGTTTAGGTGTAGCCATTGGACAATCGATACTAGAGATGGATGACGCATTCGCGCAACTAGAAGCAAGAACAGGCGCAACAGGTGCGGAATTAAAAAACTTAGAATCGGCTGCAGTCGAAGTATTCAAACGTGGATATGGTGAAAGTTTAAGTGAAGTATCTAACAACTTAGCGCGTGTAAATCAAAACATGCATAATATCGATCCATCTCAATTGGCAGATGTAACAGCAGAAGCGATGTTATTAGCGCAAACAACGGACAGCGATTTAAACGAGGTTACTAGAGGCGCTCAAAACTTAATGGATGCATTCGGCATTACAGCGGACAAAGCGTTTGATTTATTCACAAAAGGCGCTCAATCAGGTTTAAATATGTCGAATGATATGTTTGACCAAATGGGAGAGTTCTCAAGCGTAGCAGAGCAAGCAGGATATTCAGCGGAAGAGTTATTTGGTGTCATGCAACGTGGTGCAGAAAACGGTGTTTACAACCTAGACCGAGTTAACAACGCTATTTTAGAATTCGGAATTAAAACAACAGACGGTAACAAAGCAACGAGCGATTCATTCTCTTTATTATCAGATTCTACACAACAAATGTGGAAGGACATGCAAGCCGGAAAAGTTACAGCTAAAGAGTTAAGTTCGACGGTAATACAAGAGCTCAAATCGATGGATGATCAAAACTTAGCGAATCAAATCGGTATCTCAATGTGGGGTACAACGTGGGAAGATAACACTAAAGACGTTATGTACTCAATGTTCGAAACTACAGACGCGTTGAAAGACTTCGAGGGCGCTACAGATTCAGCAGCAAACGCGGTTGAAGGTTCATTCGGTAATCGTGTCAAATCGGCATTTCGAGATTTAACTGTTAGCATCGCATCGTTAGCGGATAGTGAAGCGGGTAAACAAGCACTTGACACAATAGCAACAACAGCGGAAAACTTAGTTCCTAAAATTACATCATTAGCTTCGAAAGCGTTAGAGTTTGCGGGTGTTATCGCTAACAATTGGAGACCAATAGCGACAGTCGTAGCAAGTGCAACAGCGGCGGTTGTAGCGTTTAAAGTCGGTATGGCGGCAATGAGCGTAATTAGCACAGTTGTAGGCTTCTTGAAAACGTTTAGGGCTGCAATGGTAGCGGGTACAGCGGCACAGTGGGCTATGAACGTAGCAATGAGCGCGAATCCAATAGGGCTTGTTATCACGGGTATAGCCGCATTAATTGCAATTGGTGTAGCATTATGGATGAATTGGGATACAGTGAAAGCTAAAGCCGGTGAATTGTGGACGAAAACGAAAGAAGTATTCGGAAACATTTACAATTGGGGTGCCGAAAAAATCGGTGGTGTGACTAACTTCTTTAGTGGTTTAGTCGATAAAGTAGGCGATTTCATAAGTAGAATTACTAACTTCAAAATGCCGGATTGGATTTCGAATATCGGTTCAACAATCGGTAAAGCGGCGGGCAAAATAGGTAATTTACTACCTTCTTTCGATGTTGGTACAAATAGCGTAGCTCAAGATATGACCGCAAACATTCATAAAGATGAAATGATTATTCCGGCTAGACAAGCGCAAAAAGTTCGTGCAATGGGCGGTAACATCGATAATATCGACAAGTTAATCAATAAACCGGCTCAAGCGGTTCCGGTTGCAACAACGACTAACAATCAAACAACAGCACCAGTCATTAATATGACAGTTAACGCGAATCAGTTGTCTTATGACGACGTTGTATACAAACTATCTAAAGATATTAAACTAGCACTATCGAACATGTAGGAGGGTGATAGGATGGAAATTATTATTTCAAACGAAAACAGAACCGAAACAATACAGTTGCCTATCATCCCCGAATCGCTTGAGGTGGCATTCCCACATAACAACGAGGTTTTCACTACAGTTGATGGTGGGGACATTAATTTGATAGGTAGACCTGGTTTGAAGTCTATTACAATAAGTAGTTGGCTTCCAGGTAAAGAATACACGTTTGCAAAATCGCCATTGCTTATGTACGAGGGAAAAGAGTTTTTCGTTAAGTACAAACGCACTAGAAAGCCAGTTCGCGTTGTTATCGTGAATAATAACGGTTACACGTATCATAACGAATTATACGCAATTGAAGAGTTTTCATTTGGGTATGATCGCGTTGGAGATATGTCGTATACGCTTGTTCTCAAGCAATTCGTACCGAGCAAGGTGATAACATGAGCTTTAAGTTATATGCGAATGGCGTTGATGTTACACAATTGGCGGGTGGTTTAACGTGGTCAAGCGATGTCGATACATTAGGACAATCGTTATCTTTTAGCGTTCCTTTTGATAAGGATGGTGAGTTACTGCCTAAGCCATTTATTAATGTTGGCGATAAAATTTCATTACGTTACAGTGGTGAGGACGTCTTTTTTGGCATCGCAGTAGACGAAGAAAGAAGTGGACGAAGCCCTATTAAATACAATTGCTTCGACTTAGCTTTTTATCTAAACGAAAATGTATTAACGATGCAATTCAACGATATTCCCGCTAAACAAGCGATTGAAGACTTATGCGAGAAAATCGGTATCAAGTGTACAGTCGCTAACATTGCGGTAAAGATTAAAAAGATTTACAAAGCGCAAGCGGTGAGCGAAATACTAAAGGATATATTGACGATATGCAGCGAACAAAACGGTATTAAGTATCGTTTCGAAATGCGTGGCGATACGTTGGTAGTATTCCATTGGAAAGACATTAAGGTCGACGTAAAAACAGAATGGATAAGTAGCCCGAATCGTAAAGCATCGTTATCCGGCATGAAAAACCGTATTGAAATAGTATCGGGTGATGAAAAAACGGTAAAAGTTTTAGCGAAAACAGAAGACGGTGCAAGTATCTCGAAATACGGCTTACTTACACAATCCCAAACGATTGACGATAAGGAAGTTAGTAAGGCAAAAGCAGTAGCGAACAACCTTTTGAAAGAGTTGAACAAACTAAAAGAAGAGGGTGCCATTTCCTTAATCGGTGATCACAGAGCAAGGGCGGGGCGTTTAGTGACGCTTGAAGAACCTATTACGGGCTTATCCGGCGAGTTCCTTATTAAATCGGCACAACACACGTATAACAACGGTATACACCTTATGTCACTTAATTTGGAGGTGTCAACGTGAACGAGGCTATAGTTAGTATTGCGAAACAATTTCAAAACGCTAAAAATGGTGGGAAACAATTCGAAGGGTTTTTAATAGGCGATGTCGTTGCAAATTTACCGGATATTAAAATTCAAATTGATCCGGCTATCATCTTAGATAAAACCAATCTAATATTTGCGGCACATATTTTAAAAGACTACGAACGCGAATTTGAAATATTCGAAGGTGAAGAAATAATTATTAATGGCTCGACACCTGAAACATTCACAGCCAAAGGAAAAGTAAAATGGACTGATGAAATCAAAAGTGGCGACAAGCTCATTTTAGTTCCATCTTCCAATGATAATATGTATATCGTTATCGACAAGGGGGTTACTTTATAATGTTCCCAGATGACGTAGAACAATTTCTTGTAACTGAAGGAAATGAAGCAAATAATACAGCGCCAGTATATAACGGGCGTTCTTTTTTATATGACTTCAAAAAAGGCGACTTTATTTATAAAAACGGCACCCCTATTGAAGTGACAGGGTTAAAGGCATTAGAAGTTTGGATTGAGAAGGTTATTCGTACTGAAAGATTCCGTTTCAACGTTCATAAAGGTGTTAATTATGGCGTGACGATTGAGGATTTAATAGGGAGTTTGCTTCCTAGGGGTTATATCGAATCAGAAATGACGCGCGAATTAACGGAATCAATCTTAGAAAATCCATTAGTTGATGATTTAACG